ATGTGGAAGGCGATTGGCGGTGCGGTTGCTGCAACTTATGTGGTGTATCAGATGGCCACGCTCTTTTACGCCGGGACCTTGTTCGGCGTGATTCTGCCAGCAGAACAACGGTGCGAAAGCGAGGCCATGAAGGCCGCGCTAGATATGCAGCGGAACCCATATTCTGACGGCTCCAGCTTTGACCGAGTAATGAAGACCTGTCAGGGAGCTGCGGCGATGGCTAGCGCTTTCGTGCCCGGGGGAACCAAGCCTTGACATTAAAAGCCCCGGCTGCAAGGCGGTTTTCCGGCAGCCTGACCTCAGGAAGCAATGCAGGAAAATACTAATTCCGCTTCCTGCGGCGTCCACCCGCGGACGCCGTGCGTCTGCATATCGACTTGGTGCATCTGCTTGCCTTGATGGCTGCAGTACTCGTCAGCGCGCTTGAGGCTCGCCGCTTTGATTTCGCCCCATGGCGTCATGCCGCCGCGGACTTGCGTTGTGAGGTGTAGCGGCCATCCCCGGCCGGCGTGACGTCGGATATGGTGGTGCATGCGGCAAGCATGGTCAGCGCTGCCAAGGCTATTTTGATTTTCATTAGTGTTCCCTTTGACTGCCGGATTGTGCAGCGATGGGTTGCCGACCGCAAGCGTTCGGTGCGCCGCAATCTTGCACGACTATGCGTAGATCGAGAAGACATCGCCGGCGCCGTGCCGCCGGCATCCGCATCAGACCATGCTGGCAAGCATGCTGGCCGCCGCTCGCTTCAACAAATAGCTTTGTAGCGTCGCGGCCTCGACATCTGTCAGCGAAAACTGAATCTCGCCAGAGCGCATCAGCACGAGACTTCCATCGTTGGTGATTGCGCATGCGAAAGTTCGCGGAGCGGCTTGCGAAGAGGGCGAAGCTGATAATGCCATAGCCGGCGCAGTCGCTGACAGTGAAGGCGCGGCCGCTGGCGCGCGAGATGGTGCCTTCCTGGGTGCCTGTTTCTTCCGTCGTTGCTTCGCACCCGGAACGTCGAACACGCTGCTCCGTACGCTGTTGGTCGTCGATATTGGGATGACCTGGCTGGCGTTGACCAGCTTTTGCTGGACCCGTTCGACGGCGTCTGGCGGAACCTGATCAGGGTGATAGTGTGCATTCGTTGATTTGCCGTTTCGGATCACTCTTTCAACCATGACATGACCACGGCGAATCGCCGTCCACATTGCACTAGAAACCGAGCTCGAATCCTCCACTCCGACTTTTTCTGCCAGTTCGCCGGACGTGATTCCCGGATACTCCCTAATGAGTTCAAGCATTCGGCCGCGCTTGCCCTGGAACTGCTTCTTTCTGCTGTTCATCCAAATCTCCGATGTCCCAAAAATTCCACGGCTGGATTGCCGGGCTGCAACAGGATATTTTTTGGCGAGCGGAGCGTGATGAAATCGAATGTCGATAGACACGCATGTCATCGAGAGAATCAATTTGCGGCGGCAGGGATGACGTGGCGGGTGCCCTTGGCGGGACGAAGTTTAGTGAACTAAACCAAAAAGGTTTAGTGTACTTTACTGTTTGCTAGGTGGCGGTGAGACTTGTATGTCTCACGGATCCATTTGTAGGCGAATCGGCGAGGAATCGTTTTAATAGGAACGCTACTGTAGTTCTACAAATTGTTTAGGTAAGCCTAATATTTTTGTAGTGAAACCCGGCTTGACGTTTGAGCGCTCGTTGACTATGCTTGAGTCGTCGCTGAAACAACAGCGATCGGGTTTGGCGACCTGAGTTAAGTGGGCGGACGAACCGCCACAAGGCGGTATTTTTTCGTCCGTAGTATCATCGCGTACCCAGTTTATGGGTGGGCCTTGATGGGGATGCGCTCGCGCGCATGCCGGTTTCCTACTTGCCGGTTCGCCAACCTCGTCATGTGCCCGCCCACCCTCATTTGGCGATGAGAAGCGGGCTTCTATGTAAAGTAGGAGTCCAAGTCATGTTCTCTTTAGAATCAGATCGTTTAGAGAAAAACGATCCACCGTTGGTCAATCTCGCCTCAATCCCGCGAGACGAAGCAATGCGGCGCGCGCACGCTGCCGGTCGTACAATCCTTCTCGACAGCGCCGCCGTGGCAGAGGTGTTGCCGAGCCTCTGGACAGGCTGGATGAACGCCAACGTCCCGACCGCCTGTGGGCAGTCCGAGGACGAATTCGGCGTACTGGTGGATTCGATGATGGGGCAGTTCGAGGCAGGCGTTGGCGAATTCCTCGCTTCCCCGAGCGGTGACTCTACGCGCGAACGCCTCGCCAACCTATTGGCGCAGAAATTCCGCTTGGCATGGAAGATCTTCAACGTGGTCGCCTTCATGGTTGAAGCGTTGCCGGACGATGCAGCCGGCGCGCTTCCCACGCGTTGCACGCTTGTGGATGTACGCGACGAGACAGAGCAACTGGCAGTGAGCCTGAGGGATCTCGCGGATGCTGCCGAGGGTTTGCGTCATGAATAAGCCCATCAATATTTCGGTCTCGCCTTTGCAACAGGTACCTTCTACGCCAAACCCTTTCGAAGGGACGATGGCATCCGAACAGGCTTTGCTGCTGGTAAATGCGCTGCAATGGGCAAAGGGTGCCGCGCAGAACCAAGGCGATTTCGAGCCTCTTCAGACGCTCCTAGACAATCTTCTCCCGATGCTCCGCGGCCAGATTGAAACCGCACGGGACGCCTTGTATGCTTGCCGCTCACTTTTGGAGAACGGTCATGGATGACAATGTCCACGTCCTTCCCATCGCGAAGAGGGCAAAGAAGCGCCGGACTGCATCTGCGCTGCCGCGCGCCGAGGTCCATCAATTGGACCACTATCGGCCGCCGCAACCTCCGGGGCACATCGACTTGCCAAGTTCGCGCGAAGAAGTTCAGGCTATGTTCGACGAAATGGCGCATCACCTGCTTATGACGGTCAGGGTGATAACGTCTCGCCTCCGGTGATTTTCGCTTACGGCGGATTGGCATAATATTTTCACCGCGCCTAGCCCGACGGGTCGAAAGCAGGGTTCCCTTACCCTGTTGGCGCGGTTCCAAGCAATATGGGGCCGCAATATGGGAGCGGAAAATGGACTATCTCTCGAACCTCCAACGAGCCGATGCTCATCAGTATTTAAACTTCCGAAGAGATGTTTCGCCTCTTCTTAATGAACTTGCTCGACAGGCGTATTCGTTGTGCAAACACCCCGAAACGGGCGACCCGGAGATTACGGACCTGAACGAGTTGGTCGGATTTATGCTGGAAGAACTGAGGTGTGCTGGCGAACAGGGCGCCAACTGGTTCCGCAATTCTATCGAACAAAAGGTCATAGCCGACAACGAATACACTCGAAGTTACTGCACCGGTGACGGGTATATCAAACGCGAAGGCCCGGTCAACGTTCTCCTGAACTGGTCGTTCAAAGTTGACCAGGAACATATAGATTGGTCTAAGAGTCCGGCATATGTGCGTGACTTGCACGACCGCCATTGGCCCGCCTTGATGTTGGGGGCGTTCGCTCTCTATAAGTTGAATCCAATGGCGGGAAATGGCGGCGGCCAGACTTCGCATCTAGGAACTCTCGAAGTCGATCTAGCCCTTGTCGTGGATGCGATAGCAGGAGGTAATTTCAACAACGGATGGGGTATGTGCGAACAATTGATTGAGGATCAAAGGAGCGCAAACGGTAAAGCGGGAGCCAAAGCACGTGATGAAAAATATAGCGCAGCTCGTAAATGGGTGATCGGGCAGTATGCGGCAGGGAACTGGCCTTCACCACGCGCAGCTTCGTTTGAATTGGCTCCGAAGGCGAACGAAATGCTGAAGACGCTCGGTAGACCCTTGACTGAGCAACGTGCGCAGATCACTGTCTACGAATGGCTGTTAAAAGAGCTGAATGCAAAAAAGACCAAGAACCAAGAACAACGCCAAGATACCTGACGTATACGCTATGTATGTATCCGTTAACGTTATGTGCCATAACGTGTCCGCGTAGACACTAGGCGTCGTATCCGTGGGCTTCGTACGCCAATAGTATCCATCCATACCAACATTCACCGCGGAGTGAACAGTATGGATGGCAAAAAACAGGATGATGGAGAGCGTCCACATTTCCTTCCCCTCAACGGCTTCTCCCGCTGGCACCAATTAAAGCCGTTTCTTCCGCTGGGCCGCGAAAGTTGGCGCAAGCTCAGTCTTGAAGGCCGCGCGCCACGCCGTATTCAGCTTGGATCGCGCTGCACCGTATGGAAAAACGAAGAAGTCCACAAGTGGATCGCTGATCCTCTCGGCTACCGCGCGGAGTAACGCATGCGTACTCTGCTTAAGCGAGCCGTCATGGCCGCGTTCAACCGCGGGTTCGTACCGTTCTCTGCGGTGTCTCCGTTGATCCGCCTGCTGCGTCTGGAGGATGCCTGATGAGCCTCGAACTCCACCCGCTCTGCACGCTGTTCCCGCGTCTTGAAGGCGCCGAGTTTGAAGCGTTAAAGGCAGACATTGCGGCGAACGGTCAGCTTCAGCCGGTCGTTCTCCACGACGGGATGATTCTTGACGGCGGCAACCGGTACCGTGCGTGCGTCGAACTCGGTATTGAGCCGGTGATCGCCGATATGGATCTCGGTGACTACGACCTCCTGTCGTACGTCCTCTCGGTCAATCTTCACCGCCGGCACCTCACGCCGGGCCAGCATGCGGCGATCGTCGCTGCGGCTACGAATTGGCTGGAAGCGCAGGTTCAAGGAAGCAACCAGTACGAGGTCAAGGTTGCAGGTGCAACGTTGCACTACCCTGACGGCCGGGGCTTAAATAGTCCGGCAACCTTGACGGACCGTTCCACATCCACGGTAGCTGATCGAGCGGCCAAGTCCGGAGCGAGCATCCGCACACAAAAGATGGCCGACAAGGTGGCAAAGGCGGATCCCGAACTGGTGAAGCGTGTCGCCCACGGCGAAATCAGCCTGCCCCAAGCCTTGAAACAGGTGGAGGGCAAAGATCGAGATCCGTCCGAGGCAGGCACCGAAAACGATTTTCCTCGTGTCGAGCACGGTCAGGAGTCCTCACAGACTGTGGATTCCACGGACGATGCCGAATTCCACGCTCATGTGGACGACCTTTACGCGCAGATCGACCGATTGCAGCGCAGCAATGACGCTCTGACATCCACGGACCAGGGCGCGGAAATGATGAAGCAGATGCAGCTGCTGCTGAACGCTGAAAGCGCGCTGAGCGTTGAGCGCGAGCGCGGGGCTGTGCGGGAGAAGCAGTTGAACTGGTTCGGTCGTCAATACGCGGAGCTGCGGAAGATCCTCGGCGTGAAAAACGATCGAGACGTTCTTTCTGCTGTTCGCAAGCTGACGGAGAAACAGCTATGAGGGAGGCAACGGCTGAAGAATTGGCAGCATTCGAACATTTTGGTCTGCGTCAGTACCAAATCGAAGCGGTGTTGCGCGTGAGCGATGCGTATCGCAATGGCGCCCGCAATGTCCTCCTGTGCGCTCCGACAGCCGCAGGGAAGACGCGGATATCCGCATGCGTTGCCTACCTCGCCTCTAATAACGGCAAGCATTCGCACTTCGTCGTTGATCGAGAAAACCTCGTCGACCAGACGTCGCGCACGTTCGACCAGTTCGGCGTATCGCATGGCATCGTCAAGCAGAATCACTGGCGCTATCGGCCCTATGAGCGGGCACAGATCCTCTCTATCCAGACCGTGATGCGCCGCGGCTGGCCTGACGATCCCAAGCCGAAGTTCATCATCGTCGATGAGTGCCACACGGTGCATGCCCCGACTAAAGACCGCCTCGCTGCCGGCGACGCCCGCGGGCTTGGTCTAACGGCCACGCCTTTCACCAAGGGTCTCGGGCAGATCTACGACACGCTAATCAACGTCGAAACCACAAATCGTCTGATCGAGCAGGGCGCACTGGTTCCGTTCCGCATCTTCTCGCCGTCGAAGCCGAACATGGATGGCGTCAAGGTCAACGTGGGCGAGTGGGAGCAGAAAGAGGCCGCCAAGCGGGCACTGGAAGTCGTCGGCGATTGCGTTGCTGAGTACCTGAAGCATGGCAACAACCAGAAATTCATTTGCAGCGCGATCACCGTAGATCACGCGCGCGAGATTCATCGCCAGTTCACCGCTGCCGGCATCCAGTGTGTCGTCTATACGAGCAGGGAAACCGACTCAGAATGCGACGAGATCGTCTCTGAATTCAGCAAGGCGGACTCTTTTATCCGCGGGCTGATAACCGTCTCTAAAGCAACAAAAGGTTTTGACGTCCCCGACGTCGGCTGCGTGATTATGTGCCGGCCGCTGCGCAAATCGCTTGCTGACCATATCCAGCTGCTCGGCCGAGGTCTGCGGACCAGTCCAGGTACCGGCAAGACAGAGTGCATCGTGCTCGACCATTCGGGAAATTGCGAACGGTTTTGGGACGAGATGAACGAGTTCTTCGAAACCGGAGCGATCGAGCTTGATGACGGCAAGAAGAAGCCTAAGGCGGAGAAGAAGACGCCCAAGGCCGAAGACGCGATGGTCAAGTGTCCCCACTGCGCGACGCTCCACAAGGCGCGTCCAGCTTGCCCGAGTTGCGGTCACGAATATCCCATACGCAAGACAGTCCAGCACGTAGAGGGGACGCTTCAGGAACTTCTCGCTAGCGGTAATCAGCGGCAGCTTCTTACCGACGTGTGGCCTATGGTTTGCCAGTTCGCACGGCTCAAGTCGGACGACGAGGAGCGAGCCAGACGGAAAGCCTACGCCATGTACAAGGAACTGACCGGGACGATGGCAAAGGCTGATTTCTTCGCGACCATCCCGGTTTTGCCGACGCCTGAGGTAGCGAGACGTCTTGTCAACGCGGAGAAGCGTTACTGGATCAAATGGCGCGCTGAGAAGAGGAAGGCCGCATGACCTTCGATCAGGCAATGATGGCTCACGGCCTGATTCCGCGCCATGTGGTCGGCGACGGAAAGTGGCACCGCTGCCCGACCGAGGACAAGCCGCGGAAGAAAAACGGCGCATACAACCTGTGGATCGACGGCCGGCGAGGCTATTTCATCAACTTCGCTACTGACGTCGAGGCTGTCGAATGGCGTGATGACACGCCGATGGCGCCACGTGATCGCCGCGCGATGGACGAACGCATCAAACGGCTTCGGCAGCAGGAAGCGGCGGCGCGCGCTCAGGCTGTGCGCCGCATGCGCGAGCACTGGGAATCTCTCCCGATCCTCACTGAGTGGCACGCATACATAGAACGCAAGGGGTTGTCTCTGAGGGGTTGTAAAGGCGTCCGCCTGGAGGGAGATGACCTGGTGATCCCGATGTATCGCGGCGGCTCGTTGGTGAGCTTGCAGAACATCACGATCGACGGCCAGAAGCTCTACCGGAAGGGGTGTTCGACGCGTGGCGCGTCTTTTGTCATGTCGCGCACGCGAAGCACGGTCACCTGCTTTGTAGAAGGCTTTGCCACCGGCCTGGCTGTCTTTCAGACGGTCACCAATGCGTCTGTCGTTGTGTGTTTCGACGCACAGAACCTTATCTCCGTGGCCCAGGACACAAAGGTCCGCGGGATGGCCGTGGTCTGCGCAGATAACGACTGGGAAACGCAGCGCGACAGGGGCATTAACAAGGGCGTGGAGAACGGCAGGAAAGCCGCCGAGGCGCTTGGTTGTGGCATTGCCTATCCCGAGGGAATCACGGGCACAGATTGGGCCGATGCGCTGCAGGAATGGGGTGATCGCGGCCCGGCGAAGGTCCGCATGCAGATCATGAAGGGGGCACGACTCGTCATCTGATGCAGCAAGGCACCGCGCTGGGCGGACACGGTTTAACACCAGCGGCGCGGGAAGACTCGGTACTGGGGGATAGGTCTGAAATACCGATAAGGGTGGCGAAGCTAGCGCCCGAGACCGAACGGCTGGCGGGTCATGCGGCTCCGGATGAGGAAGCATGTGAAGGCGGACCAGGGATGGGCTAGGTCTGCCCACCAGAAAAGGAAGGGAGAGGGGGTGTGGTGTAGGGGTTGAAGAGAAAGAGCTGATAAGTACTACTGAGGGCCGGGTTCGGCCACATTTTGCCCGCGAAGGAGGGGCGATGCCCACGCTAAAGGAAATTTACCGCGAGAACTCAAGCACTCGTACGATCTGCACGATGCTTGGAGTGAAACCGCTGACCCAGACACAGATATCGGCAGCGACTGGAGTTACGAACGGTTGCGCGTGCAAATGTCTGAAACTGCTGATCGAGGAAGGCTATGTAAAGCGCGGACCGCGGGCAATGAGCGGTCAGCGGAACTCACTCGGTCCGCGACCCTGGACATACGTCACAACAGGGAAGCCGTTTCCATCGGCGAGAACGGCCCTTCCCGAGGCGCCCAGTGCGAAGGAACTCTGCGACATCATGAACCAGATCATCCGCAGAGCGTGGTGACGATGTCCAGGATCTCGGTCAAGCTCATTTCGCCGAAGTACTCGGCCAGCAACGGGAATAGCGCGGCATCGTAGGCGGCGCAGTGCTTTTCCTTGAAGACGTCGAAATGCCCGTATCGCGCGATAACAGTGGTTTCAGCTGCAATGCTCGCCGAGTCGAAAAATGCCTTGGCCTGGGCGATGGTATTTGAGGTCATGAAAAGCCATACGGCCGCAACGACGGCAGCCTGAGTGTCTGAAATGAGCGCGCGATATGGTGTGATCTTGCTACCAGAGCAACGCCATGAAATCCGCCAGGATCATGTCAGGAATCTCTTCGGCGAGGATGCCGTACACGATGCGGTCGTACTCGGCACCCAACTCGGGATCGAGGATGTCGAAATACCCGTGACGAGCGGTGATGATCGCGTCAGCCGTAGCATCGGCCGACGCCATGAGTTTCTGAGCGGTGATCTTGTCCATGATCAGGCTAACGGCCGCCGAAGAAAAAAGTTGAGGCAGAGAATACAGGCCGTGGGCGAACAGATAACCAGGAAAAACTCTTAGAGTAATTCTGTTTCGTCCTGCGGCGTGTGGTTTAGTCCGACCAGTTCGGGACTCTTGAGTCTGATGGATGATGCCACTCGCACAATGCCGCAAGAAGCCGCATGCGCGGAATTGGGGTCAACAGTTTCTGAGTTACTGATTTTGCGAGCGCTTGAGCACAACCAGGCTGCTGATCGTGGCGACGATGTACGCCAAAGTATTTCCGCCGATCCGAGCCCAGACGTCGCCCTCAGTCATCTGTGCGGCTTGCAGGTCGATGAAGACCCCGAAATCGTTGCCGATGTGCAGCTTTGCGAGAAGCCAGAAATCCCTCGCGCTTGGCATGACGAGTACGACGGCGGTTGCGATCAGCGCCCAGTTCAGTGCGTGATCCGTGTCAATAGTGAAATAGATGATGCACCCCATGACGAGGCCAAGAGATGCTGCGATCAGGATTGGCATGAAATGGCGTCCCTCAAAAACTGCTTTAACGGACCGTTTCTGGAAAAACTTGAGAGGAATTTCGATGACCGAGCATCAGATTGACGCCTATTGCGACCGCTGGCTATGGTGGAGTCAGACACGCCGGCTGTATGTGCCGGCTGGCAAGCTCAATATTCTGGCCAGGCTGCAACCGCGCAGATCTGCTGTGCGCGAGACGGACGCGCGGCTCGATCCGGAAATGCCATATTTTAACTCTGCGCTGCATGGCCTTCTCGAAGAGGAGGGCCGGGAAGATGAGGCGGCCTGCTTCCTGGGCGTCTACTGGTACGACGCAAAGATCAAGCAGGTAGCCGCAGAGCTGAAATGCGCGCGCGGGACGGTGTACAACCGGGCGCGAAAGTTCGCTGAAGACGCAATACGGATGAGCAAAGCGCTAAAGAAGGCTCACCAATCGATGAGCGCACTGTGTTCAAAAAACGTTGAGCAAAATAGTTCGTGCGTCGATTGAACAGTCTGCATTAAAATCTGTAACTGATAGGCAGTCTCGACAACTGTCTTTAAAGCCCGCCGAGCAAAAGCAGAGCGGGCTTTTGCTTTTACTTGGCCGAAGTATCGAAATGCGATTCGCCTTCTACAACTGTATGGCCTTGCCAAGTTAGCCGAATAAAATTGCCAAGGTTGCTGACAAGCCCTCGGTCTTGCAGGATTGCCACATGGTGGGTAATTGCCGTATGCATATCGCTGTCAGTGCCCCCTAACGCTTGACAGATCACGCTAAGTCCCTCGCTTCCGCGATCGCTATCAGATAGGTGTTTCAAAATCTGTGCGGCGAGTTGGTCGTTTCGTTTCATTTGGGCTCACGTTATTCAAGCCGGCTCTTCCGGCTACGGAATATTACATGGTAAGTCGAGTACGCTTCAACGCTTTGTGGATTCCGCGAAGCGAGCCATTACGCGCCGACGGGCAGAGCGTTTGGCGTTAATGTCTACAAGTGGAGAGCTGCTCTTGGATCTTGTCTCGACGTTGAGCCAACGCTTCTTGGCGGTACGGATTGCCTGTGGCAGAGATTGACGCTTCCAACGAGTCGATTTGTCTCTCGAAAAACCCGCATGGCTCCAGTTGTTTGATCTGTTCCTTCAGTGATGTGTTTTCGACGGCAAGTTGTTCGCCCGAGGTGGTCAACGCCTTGTATGCGTCCTGCCACTGCTTAATTTGCTCTTGAGAGTTTTTCAGTGTTCCAGCACTCAAAGCCGCAGACGTGGTCGCGATCGAAAGCTTATCTCGGAGGTCATTGATCTGGCTTTGGTATTTTTCGCCGCCAGCAGCGGCGCCCATCGTGTAACCGATCTTGCAGGCTGCGCCGGCAAGCCCAAGGCCTAGCGTGATAGCCGTTACGGTGCTTTGCCATCCAGCTAGAAACCCTTTTTTCGCCGTTTCGGCCGGCTGGCCGACGTTTCCATTCGTTGTATCGATATCGCTCACGACTTCTCCCGATTTACGCACTCAACTACGTATATCGGCGATTTCTCTGGCCGCTTTAGCCCAGGTTGTAGGCGTACGCTACCGCAATTCGGTTGACGCAAGCCGTGAGTGCGCTAACCGCGGCAGCTATGAATGTTGTGAAGCCCGACCTCCGCCGGCTTGCCGGAACTCGCAGGGCGCATGTCGTAGCACCCTTAAACTTTGGAGTGAATGATGAGCGATCCGATTGCACAAGCAGCAGAAGCATTGAGCGCCGCACCGAGCAGCACCGATCCTGTGACTGGCAATGTGCTGGTCAACGAGACGCCTACGATGGCAGCGCCGGAGATTGCTCCGGTGGGGGAGCCCGTTATCTCGCCGAGCGAGCCTGCTCCTGCTGTGGAAGCCGCTACGTCTACTGCCGCTTCGGATGCGCCGCAACAGGAAACTGAACTGCCGCGCGAAACGCATCTGATGATGCTCGAAGCGAAGATCGCCGGCTTCCGCGCGAAGCTCGTCAATGCCGAACGTGTCGCGCTCGATGAGTTCGAGGCGATCGTGGCGCATGTGAAAGCGGTGCTGTAACTGCTATGGCTGGCCGCCCAACATCGTTCACGCAGAAGATTGCGGACATGATCTGCGAACGTCTGTCGGACGGGGAAAGTCTGCGCACGATCTGTCTGAGCGACGATATGCCGAATCGCTCGACTGTATTCAGATGGCTGGCTGATGAGAGCCGCAAAGAATTCCGCGACCAATACGCGCGCGCACGAGAGGCTCAAGCGGACTTTCTGGCCGACGAGATACTTGCGATCGCCGACGATGCGACTCACGACACTGTAATGAAGACGAATCGTGACGGCTCAGACGCTCACGAGACAGCCAACAGCGAATGGATCAACCGCTCACGGCTGCGCGTGGATGCTAGAAAGTGGCTGGCGTCGAAGCTTGCTCCGAAGAAGTATGGCGATAAGGTCGAGCTCTCGGGGACTGGTGAGGGCGGCGCAATTGTGGTTGCAACTACGCCCTTAGATGAGCGTCTGTGAAGCTCAACCCTAAGCAGGAAGCCGCCCAGCATGTTCTGGCTGGCGACGCCACACACATCATGCTCTTTGGTGGCTCGCGCAGTGGCAAGACGTTCCTGCTGGTGCGCAACGTCATCATGCGCGCGCTCAAAGCGCCGGCTAGTCGGCATTTGATCGTCCGCTTCCGTTTCAACCACGTCAAGAATTCGATTGTGCTTGACACCTTCCCCAAGGTGATGCGGCTAGCGTTTCCTGGCGTCAAGTACACGCTGTCAAAGACGGACTGGTATGCGGAGTTCGAGAACGGCGCTCAAATCTGGTTCGGCGGCTTGGACGACAAAGAGCGTACCGAAAAGATTCTCGGCCAGGAGTACGTGACGATCTACCTGAACGAATGCTCGCAGATCCCGTTCGGGTCGGTCGGTATCGCAATCACGCGTCTTGCGCAGAAGGTCGAGCAGGTCATCAAGGGCGGCGTAAGCGGTCTGATGAAGCCGCGCATGTATTACGACTGCAATCCGCCGAGCAAGGCGCATTGGGCCTATCAGGTGTTCGTGCAGAAGCGCGACCCGGATACGCGCCTGGCTCTGCCGCGCGGAGAGGATTACGCGTACTTCCAGATCAACCCGCAGGACAACGCTGAAAACCTTTCTGAAGGCTATCTTGACACGCTCAAGTCGTTGAGTGCTCGCCTTCAGAAGCGCTTTCTCAAGGGCGAGTTTGCCGACGCGACGCCGAATCAGCTATTCGCCGACGAGACGATCGACAAATGGCGGCACATGGATGGCGCGTTGCCTGACATGGTGCGCGTGGTGGTCGGCGTGGACCCGAGCGGCTCAGGCGATGCTGACAACACTGACAACGACGCGATTGGGATATGCGTAGGCGGTCTTGGTATCGACGGGAACGCCTATCTGCTTGAGGACTGCACGGTGAAGGCCGGCCCGGCGACATGGGGAAAGATCGCCGCCGACGCATACGACCGGCACGCAGCTGATGTCGTTGTGGGCGAGACCAATTACGGCGGCGCAATGGTGCAGCACGTGATCCAGACCGCGCGGCCGAGAACGCATTACAAGCAGGTCACAGCGACCCGCGGCAAGGCTGTTCGTGCAGAACCTTTTTCAGCGCTCTATGAGCAGGGCAAGGTTCGCCATGTTGGTGAGTTCCGCTCGCTTGAGGACGAATTGACCGCATTCAGTACGGTCGGATACATGGGCGAGCAGTCGCCAAACCGCGCTGATGCCTGGATATGGGTGCTGACCGAGCTATTCCCCGGTCTCGTGCGCGCGCCCAAGAAAGAATCGAAAGTTAAACCTCGTATCAGACATGCCGGAAATTCTGGCACAGGGTGGATGGGCTAATGGCACGCAAACGCAAATCCGACGACGCTGAAGCGAGCGGGCTGGACCCGATCGTCAAAGAGGCGAAGGAGCGGTTCGCCCGTTGCGAGGACGCTGAGAGCGAGTTTCGCAAGCTGTTCGTCGAGGACATGAAGTTTGCGAACGGCGACCCGGATAACAACTGGCAATGGCCTGACCGTATTCGCCAGTCGCGTGACGGTGACGCGCGTCCGTGCCTGACGATCAACAAGGTGCGTCAGCACAATTTGCAGATCATCAACGATGCGAAGCAGAACAAGCCGAGCATCAAAACGCTGCCGATCGACGGTAAGGCAGACGTGCAGATCGCCAAGATTCTCGACGGCATCATGCGGCACGTCGAGTACAACTCGCACGCTGAGATTGCCTACGACACGGCGACTGAGTTCGCTGTCCAGGCAGGCTTGGGCTATTGGCGCGTCATCACGGACTATGCGCACGACGGATCGTTTGAGCAGGAAATCTTCATCCGGCGCGTGAAAGATCCGCTGAGCGTCTATATCGACCCGGATATACAGTCGGCCGATGGCGCTGATGCAAAGTACGGTTTCGTGTTCGAGGACGTGCCGAAAGAGGAATACGAGGCGATGTACCCGGAGTCAGACCCGGCGAGCGTCACGTTCCCGATGAATGCGACCGGCGATCCGTGGCTTGAGAAAGACCACGTGCGCGTGTGTGAGTATTTCTACCGCGCAGAGAAAAAAGACACGCTGATCAATCATCCGGTCAAAGGGCCGATGAAGCTGTCCGATGTGGACGAAGAAAACGAGCGTAAGGCATTGCTCGACGACGACAGCGTAAAGAAACGCGAGATCACCGAGCCGCATTTCAAGTGGTGCAAGATCGCTGGCGACAAGATCATTGACCGCAAGGAATGGCCGGGCCGCTATCTGCCGATCGTTCGTGTGGTTGGTGAAGAAATCACGATCAACGGCAAGGTTGAGCGCAAGGGCCATACGCGCAACATGAAAGACGGCCAGCGCATGTACAACTACATGACCTCGGCCAACGTCGAATACATCGCGTTGCAGACCAAGACGCCGTATGTCGCGCCGGCTGAAGCGATTGAAGGCTATGAAGACGAATGGGCGAACGCGAACAAGGATAACAAGGCGTATCTGCCCTACAACAGCCTGCGCGAGGACGGCTCACAGATAGAGCGTCCGCAGCGCGAGCAGCCTCCTGTAGGCGCTTCTGCGTACCTGCAAGCCATGCAGACGGCTCAGCAGGAACTGATGATGACATCGGGCCAGTATCAGGAGCAGTTCGGTGCACCGTCGAATGCCGATGCTGGCGTTGCCATTGCCGCGCGTCAGCGTCAGGGCGACAAGGCGACGTATCACTTCATCGACAACGTTGCGCGCGCCATTCGGTACACCGGCCGGATCATGGTCGATCTGATCCCGAAGATTTACGACACGCAGCGCGTGGTGCGGATTGTGGGCGAGGACGGCAGCGAGGACTTCGCGCAGTTGAACCCCGAGCAGCCGCACGCAGTGGGTACGCCTGATGGCGCGCCGGCTCAGGCAGCTACTGACATGACGCCGGAACAGGCCGCGCAACTGATCTACAACCCTGGAATCGGTCGTTACGACGTGACCGTCGAGGTCGGCCCGAACTATGAAACGCGCCGTCAGGAAGCGTTCCATGCGCTCACGCAAATCATGTCGCAGGATCAGGACCTGATGAAGGTTGCCGGCGATCTGCTGTTCAAGGCCGCGGACTTCCCGATGGCTGATGAGGTTGCAGAACGTCTGCACCGCACGATCCCGCCGCAGATTCTCGGCGAAGGTCCGACGCCTGAAATGCCGACGCCACGCAGAAGATGCAGCAGATGGGCCAGATGATCGAGCATCTGACTGCTGAGCTTCAGAACGCGCGCGGTGGCCGCGAGCAGCAGGACACGAACATCAAGGCATACGACGCTGAAACCAAGCGCTTGCAGGCGCTCGGCCAGCCGCTCGATCCGCATCTTGTCGCACACGTGGCGACGGGTGTGGTGATGGACATGATGCAGACCGGCGCGCCAGAGGGTAATCCCTCCTCTCCGCCCGATGGGCCTCAGCAGAATCAACCTCAATCCAACCCGCCGAGTGCGGGTTTTTCTTTGCCCGCTCAACCTCAACAGGGGGCCTAAATGGCTGGTTACACCGGAATTCTCCAGGACCTCGGCAGCACGACGCCGATCGTCGGTTTGTATCGCATCGCTCAAACGCTGACGCCTGCATCGGTGGCGGCAAATACGAGTGCCGAGCAGACGTTCACGGTACCGGGTCTCGCGGTCGGCGATTCCATCGACGTGAACAAGGCATCGCATCAGGTCGGCCTGTCGATCGGCAATGTACGCGTCTCCGCTGCGAACACGCTGGCGATCCAGTTCGTGAATACGACTGGTAGCCCGATCGTGCCGACGAGCGAGCAATACATCATCGGCGGTCAGCGCTAAGACCCAGCAACACAGCTTTCCAGAAGGCCCGTTTCCAGCAATGGAGCGGGCCTTTTTGTTTATCCGTACCCGGCGGCTTCCGGGGCTCAATCCTTGGATACGTCCATGCAAACCGAAGAGAACGCTTCAACCGAAGTAGAGAACGTCACGCCTACGGCCTCCACGGAACAGGCGCAACAGCCCGCATCAGAAGTCAGCACGGAACCGGGCGCCGGGCAATCCGCAGAGCAAGTCGAGCAACCGCAGCAGGAAAAGCCCAAAAACGATTGGGTTCAACGGCGCATCGACCAACTCACGCGGGAGAAACACGAGGAAAAGCGGCAGCGTGAAGCGCTCGAAGCCCAGTTGCGGCAGTACCAGCAGCCGGCGGAAGCCCAGCAACCGAAGCAGATGACCGCCGACGAGATCAGGGCCGAAGCGAAGCGCCTCATTCAGCAGGAACGGTTCGACGAAGCCTGCAACAAGGTGTTCGACGCCGGCAAGGGCGAGTTCGGCAACGAGTGGGATTCGTCGCTGCGCACGTTCCAGATGCTCGGCGGCGCATCACCTGAGTTTCTCGAAGCCGTCACGGCGATGGATGCCGGCCACAAGGTATTGCATCACCTGGGCCAGAACCCTGAAGTCGCTGAACGCCTGCTGTCCCTTCCTCCGTTGCGCATGGCGCTTGAACTGGCCCGTCTCGAATCGACGGTCGGTAAAGCGAAAACCCCACCCGTTTCCAACGCCCCTCCACCGATCAACCCGATCGGCGGCCGGTCTGCGCCCGTTGAGCCGCCTGAGTTTGCGACCACGGCTGAGCAGATCGCGTGGTGGAAGAAACACGGCTCCAAATGAGGCTGAAAAATGGCAAACACTCTTCTTAATACCAGCAAGATTCTCGACAAGTCGCTGATGATCCTTGAAAACAATCTGGCCTTCTCGGGTCGGGTGAACAAGGAATACAGCGACGAATTCGCCATCAAGGGCGCAAAGATCGGCTCGACCGTGAACGTGCGCAAGCCGGTGCGTTTCGTCGGTACGACCGGCCCCGCGCTGGCAGTCGAAAACGTGGTGGAAACCGTCGTGCCGGTCACGCTCGACACGCAGTTCCACGTTGACTTCACGTTCTCGTCGCAGGAACTGACGTTGAATATCGACGACTTCGCGGACCGTTACCTGAAGCCGGCAATGGCGACCATCGCGAACAAGATCGATTTCGACGGCCTCGGCCTGTACACGTCGGTCGCTAACCAGGTCGGCACCGCGGGCACCACGCCGAACGACATCGCAACGCTGCTGGCTGCCGGCACGCGTCTGGATCAGGAAGCCACGCCGCGCGACGGTCAGCGTACTGTCGTGTGGGACCCGGCTGCGAACGGTTCGATGGTCAAGGCCGCCGCGGGTCTGTTCAACGCGCCGCGCCCGATCAGCGACCAGTACGAAAGCGGCATCTTCGTTCCGGCGCTCGGTTTCGACATCGGCATGGACCAGAACATCCGCCAGGCAACGACCGGCACGCGCACTAACGGCACCGTTTCGGGCGCTGGTCAGACGGGCACGACGCTGAACGTGACGGGTCTGGGCGCTGGCGGCACGGTTGCAGCCGGTGACACGTTCACGATCGCTGGCGTGTTCGCTGTGAACCCGCAATCGCGTCAATCGACGCGCGTCCTGCGTCAGTTCACCGTGACCGCAGCGGCGACCGCTGATGGCTCGGGCAATGCCGCACTGACGATCTTCCCGTCGATCAACACGGCTGCGTCGAACCAGCAGTATCAGACGGTCTCGGCCGGCCCGGCAAACGCTGCTGTCGTCACGTGGGACGTGGCTGCGAGCACGCAGTACACGGTGAACATGGCGTACCACAAGAACGCCTTCACGCTCGCAACTGCTGACCTGCAAATGCCGGAAGGCGTGGACTTCGCAGGCCGTCGCAATCACAAGGGCATCTCCATGCGGATCGTGCGTCAGTACGCGATCGGTACCGACACGTTCCCGTGCCGTATCGACGTGCTGTATGGCTGGCGTCCGATTTACCAGGAACTCGCCTGCCGTATCGCCGGCTGATTGACCAAGGGGCCGTCATGTTCGGATCGACATGCGGCCCCTGCATCCTTTTGGAGTGGCTCATGCCATACGAATATCAGGAGTTCCCCAAGTGGACGCGCAAAGGCAAGGAAGAGCGCCTTGTGCATTCGCGGGAAGAACTCGAAGCGCTCGGCGAAGGCTGGTCGGACGAGAAACACAATCCGCCGAAAGTCTATGTCGATTCGGATGCGTTTCTCGAATATCCCAAGATGGTCAACGGCGTCATTGTGCAGAGCGCCGATGAAGAGGCTGCCTTGGCACCGGTTGAGCCGGAACAGAGCGACGAGCGCAGCGCATTGATCCAGATCGCCGACGAGAAGGGCGTCAAAATCGACAGGCGCTGGTCGAATGACAAGATTCGCGCGGCTCTGGAGGCAGCGTGACGACGGCCGTCGATCTGATCACGCTGGCGCTGAAGGACATAGGCGCTGTCGGCATCGGTCAGGCTATCTCTGCTGAGGATACGGCCGATGCGCTTGCGACGCTGAACATGATGCTCGGGCAGTGGTCAGTGGATCGTCTGAGCGTCTATCACCTGATCGACACGGCCAAGCAATCGACCGGCGCGCAGTCATACACGGTCGGGATCGGTGGCGACTTCAGTATCACGCGCCCGATCAAGATCAATGCTGCTTATGCTCGTCTCACAAGCAGCGGCGCCGGTAATGCGGTTGACTATCGGATCAGCATGATCGACGCGCGCGAGGACTATGCGCGAATCAGCGTCAACACGCCGGAACAGATCGCTCTCCGCAATCAGATCGCGCGCGAACAGCAGGCTCTATCCAACTACGCTCAGCAACGCATTGATGAGACCGGCGCGAGCCCGAATCTGACGAACAACGAGCAACGCGGTCAGGTTATCAATGATGCGGTCCATGGCGAAGGCGGTCTCAACGAGTGGTTCCAGCAAGCGAAGCAGCAGATCTACGATCAGGCCCGAGCGGAGTCGGGCGACAACCCCATTCGGACGAGTCACGTCGACGCGCTGCTCAGCGATCCGCAATTCATCGCTGAAGCAGAGCGCGGAGGCAATTCCCGCGTCGTGTCTGGCATTACTCAGTTGATGGACTTGGCCAGAAACACGGGCTTTCGCGATCCCATCACAGGCGAAGTCACGTCGCCCGGAAGCGTCGCGGCATGGGACGCGGTCCGCAAGTCAAACAACGCTGATTGGAACGAAGCCAACGCACGGACAATCGGCGCAATCAACCGTGCAATTGATCAAGACATCGCATCTGCGGCTGGTTCGGACGCCTACAAATTGGGTGACGCCATTCACCAGGCGCAGCAGACGATCATGGGCGCGCGAGGCTTCAAGCAGATTTTTGGTGACGCCGATGCGAACGGCGTGAAGTCGGGCGCAGCTGTCGAGCAGATCCCGAGCCGCTTGAACAATATGCCGATCGACCAATGGCGGCACATCTACAACACGTTTGACGATCTCTCGAAAGGGCGTGTGGCCGGTGCGCCAGATGGTGCGCCGCCGATTCCGGATGAGTTGCAGCAGGCAGCGCAAGCAGCCAAAAACGAAATGTCTGGCGCATTAGCGCGTGAAGTCTATGAGCAGGGCGCTGGCAAGGCTGGCGTGTGGAATCAGAACAGCGTGAACAAGACGCTGAACTCGGTCGTCGGACAAAAGATTTTGCAGACCTTCCCGCCCGACGAAATAGAGAAGTTCCACACGCTCAATTACGGCGGCCAGATCATGCCGGGCGTCCACTCGTATGAGGGCGCGGGACTCCAGACTCAGCGGCTGAGCAAAGCGAGTCTTGCCGAAAAACATGCGGGCAAGATTGGCGCCTCCATAGGTGGAGGACTCGGAGGCGCAATTAGCGGAGGGGCGGCTGCTACCGCTGGCGCCGGCGCCGGTGCATGGGCCGGCAACAAGCTCGCTGCGGGCCTCGCGTCGAAGCGCCTCGAGGGGGAGGCGAATCAGCTTATCGAGGCGATGCGATCGAACTCAAAACGCGGTCGATAGGCGACACCACGTCAGCTATCCAATTCCATACCCACTGGCTCTCTTTGTCGTCAGTGACTGCTGCATAGATCATCAGAGGAATCCATGCCTGCGTGCAACCCACGAGCACAAGCGCTAACGCCTGAAACAGCCATTTAATCGCGTTCATTTAATCCCCGAGCCCTCCCTGCGAGGGCTTTTTCATTATAGGCCACCCAAAGAGGTGGCCTTTTTCGTTTGAGGCCCACATGCAAATCATCCCAAACGCGAAGTCTCAGTTCATAGACCAGAACGGACTCCCGTTGGCAAGCGGCACAGTCGGCTTCTACTACCCCGGCACGCTGAACCCCAAGCCGACGTATCAGGATGCGGCCGGGACCATCGCAAATACGAATCCCGTGACACTGGATAGCCGCGGTCAGGCGCTGATCTGGGGTTCGGGCGTTTATCGGCAGATCGTCAAGGATGCATCCGGCGTCACGATCTGGGATCAGGTGACGGAGGATTCAAACTCTGGCCTGATCGGCAATATCACCGATGCCAAGTTCGTCAGCGGAACGGATTTCACGCCTGGTGTCACGTCAAGTCTGACGCTCCCGTTAGCTCCTGGAGCGATTGCAAACACCTGGATCTATTTCGACGCTGCATATCAGGCAGACGACCAGGTTTTGTCGCTGGTCGGAACGGCCCTGACGTTCAAATCGCCTATCCCCGTTGGCGTGCAGGAAGTGAACATCAAGATCGGTACGACCATCGCAATCGGTACGCCGAATGATGGATCGGTTGCGGATTCGTCAGTGGCCGCAGGAAGCGCCCTTTACAACCGCATCAATCACTTCATCGATGTGACAGACCCGCGATTCGGAGCGAAATGCGATGGCGTGACGGACGATGCCGCAGCGATCCGCGCGGCTACCGCGTATGCGTCGTCAAAGGGCGGCGGTGTCGTTTTCATTCCGGCAGGCACCACACTGGTTGCGTCGTCTATTGTCGTGCCACCGAACGTTACGATTCGTGGCGACTCGATGTATGCCACGACCGTCACGGTCCCGGCTAACGCCACCGGATTCAACGGCTACAACCCGAATGCCGTCTTTATCCTGAACAGCAACAATTGCGGCATCCGCGATCTCGGGATGGACGGCAATATCGCAAACAATGCGTCTCAGGGTTTTGGTGCTATTTCGAATACCGTTTTGGCTTCCGGGGTATTTGTGGAAAGCTGCTATATCCGCAATTTCATCTACAACGGGATTGTTTTTAACCCGGCTACCGGCTCTATATCGAACTTCCGAATCAACCGAAACCGGCTGGAAAACATCGGATGGGGTGCTATTACTGCATATTGCTCGATAAACGGACAGATCAATCAAAATTCAATTATCAGTTGCGGTTCTGCTGGAATTCAGACTGGATACAACGCAAGCACGAGCAACTTTACTTTTTCCCAATACATCATCATTGAAGGCAACTACGTGAACCGTTCGATTCCGCCGACGCATATAGTTAGCAATGCAGCAGAAAGCGGCTTCATGATCGGCGTGGGCGCAGGTGATGAATACATCACGATCTCTAACAACATCTGCTACGACAATCGCAACGCGAAACAGGATGGTATTGGGCTGGGACAGGACGGAACGCGCGTCAATGAAGGGCTCGTCTTCGATTCGAACGTCGTGATATATGCCGGTCTATTTGGTATTGACGTTAGCTCAAACCACATCGTTAGCAACAACTATATTCGTTACGCCGCTCAGCAGGGCATCAAGCTCGGCACTGATATCGGCGGCAATCTGGTCAATGCGACGGTTGTCGACAATATTGTTGATTCGTGCAATCTCTCCGGCGTTGGATCAGCAGATGGCATCTGGGTGGACGGAACTTTAACTTCGTCGATCCCGACGGCTCTGTACGAAAACATCAAGATCAACGGCAATCGGGTTACTGATTTCAACTCGCCTGCCAATACGGTGTATGGCTTGAACATTGGGTTCAGAAATGGCCTTACCTATCTGAACTGCGAATTCTCGGGTAACGATTTTTCTCAGCTTGCCGGCGTAAATGGCAATGCCTTCCATGTATCTGGCCCGGGCACCAATTACGTTGGCTGGACGTACCGCCGGAACAAACACCCCCAAGTGTTCCCCGCCATTGCCGGCACTGGTCCTTTGATCATGGGGCTGGACGCTGCAACGATCGTCAACGGAAGCGCAACGAACGTAACCGACCTTGTCGGGGGCTTCGACGGCCAGGAAATCATGGTCCAGTCTGGGAGCGCCAATACGACCTATATCAATGGGTTGGGCATCTCTATTCACAACAGCGTGAATCAGGCGGCGGCCGCAAATTCCTACTACAAGTTCTTCCGGTATTCATCAATCTGGTATCTGAACCAGTTCTTCACGCCATAAAACGGGGAAATACATGCATAAGGAAACCATCGCGGCAAGCGCAAATGGCGCCACCAGTCTAGCTGGCATCGGCAGTTCGTGGTGGTTATGGCTGACTGATCCAAATTCAGCGCATGTTGTATCGGTTCTAACGATGATTCTTATTCTGTCGCAACTCGTATGGGGCTGGCGGAAGTTCTTCAAGGAGCGGTCATGAGTGCTTTTGATGACGCTTTCTCGGCGCTTCTAGGAAACGAGGGCGGCTATGTTGACAACCCTGCCGATCCTGGCGGCGCAACCCGCTGGGGCGTCACTGAACGTGTCGCGCGCGCATGGGGTTATGCCGGTGATATGAAAGACCTTCCGATTGAGACGGCCAAGGCCATTGCGAAAAAGAACTACTGGGATGCATACCAGTGCGATCAGTTCGATCCTCGCATTGGCTTTCAGGTGTTCGATGCTGCATACAACGGCGGGAAACCTGCTCAATGGTTGCAGCAGGCGGCCGGCGTCACTGCTGACGGGGTGATCGGGTCTATCACCGTTGCCGCGGTGCGAGCAGCAGACCCCATGAAGATCATCATGCGCTTCGCTGCTTATCGCCTCCAGTATCTCGGCAATCTTTCGGCGTGGCCCACATTCGGCCATGGTTGGGCCAACCGCATCGCAAACAATCTGATTCGAGGTGCGTCATGAGCGTGTGGGATTCCGCATTGAACGTCGTCAAGACGTTGGCGCCGACGATTGCGACCGCCCTCGGCGGTCCGCTCGCGGGCGGCGCTGTGATGGCGCTCGAAAGCGTGTTCGGCATCACTGCGAAGCCGGATGCATCGACGGACGACCGGCAGACTGCAATCGCCGCGGCAATCAGCGGCGCGACGCCCGAGCAACTGGCGGCAATGAGAAAGGCTGATCAGGATTACGCGCTCGCGATGGCTCAGGCTGGGTTCAAGAACGTCGAAGAACTTTCAAGCCTGGTCGTTCAGGACACCGTCAGTGCGCGGGACATGCAGATTGCCACGAAATCTCTGACGCCTCCGCTGCTCACGCTGAGCATCACCGTTGGCTTCTTCGGGCTATTGGTCATGTTGTTCTTCGTGAACGTCCCCGAGGCGAACAAGGCGATTGTCTATAGCTGCGTCGGCTCGCTCGGCACAGCGTGGCTCGTCGCGGTTCATTTCTGGTTCGGCGATACGCAGGCAAGCGCGCGTAAAACCGAGTTGCTAGCCCAATCCACACCTTCGGGAGCGCCTCAATGAACCTGCTTCTTCGCTACCTGATGAACTGGCTGATCCTGCTCGACCAGGCGCTCAACACGCTAGCTGCTGGCTCCCCGAACGAAACGATTAGCGAGCGCGCAGCGAAGGCCCGCAACAAGGGCAAGAAATGGGGCTGCTTACTCTGCAAGTTTCTCGGCTGGGTCAATACCGGCCATTGCGACAAGGCTTTGACTTCGACAATCGGCGACGACGCTGTTATCAAGGACTGAACATGAAACGACTTCTTACTCTCATCTCGCTCTCACTGGCGTCGGCAGTATCATTTGGCGCAACTCTAAATCCAGTCCAACTGCTTAACCCTGCAGGATCATCCAGCGGACAAACCATTGTTTCGACTGGTGCGAGCACGGCTCCGGGATGGGGCAATGTGCCAGTTGCGAATGTGGCGGGCGCGGCCCCCGCTGCGTCGCCCACGTTCACCGGGGTTGTGACCGTCAACAATTCGGCGACGTCAGGTAGCTCGCTGTTGATCAACGCTGCGAGCAACACGAGTTCCGGAGCCGCGATCTTCTTTGGCGGCAACGGAGCGTCCGCGCCTAACAAGTACCTACGTGCGTTCAACGGCGCATTCCAGATCGTCAACAGTGCAGGCAGCGCAACAATCGTCACTATCGATGATTTCGGCAACACATCGCTTGCTGGTAGTGTGTCTGGCGGCGCTGCTTCATTTACGACGCTATCGGTCGGCGGTGCCATAACCGGTGTACCTGGACGCCTGCTGAATATCCAAGTGTTCACCGCAAGCGGAACCTATACACCCACTTCCGGCGCCAATCGCGCGATTGTGGAAGGAGTTGGGGGTGGTGGAGCTGGCGGCGGTGCGCCGGCGACCGGAGCAGGGCAGGCATCTATTGGTGGCGGTGGCAGCGCCGGAGCTTTCGGGCGGATCTATATCGCGTCAGGCCTCTCACCGCAGACCGTGACCATTGGCTCAGCCGGTGCGCCGGGCTCGGCCGGTGCCGCTGGTGGCGCTGGTGGCGCGACGTCATTCGGTTCGCTAATGTCGCTACCCGGCGGCCTCGGGGGTTCTCCTAGTGGACCGACTGCTGGTCCCGCTGTGGCAATTTCTTCTGGTCAGTCAGCGGCCCCGAGCGGAACGGGAACGTTCATCTTCTCTTCGAAGGGTGCTTACGCAACCCATGGAATCATCGCGACCGCATCGAATTTCGCATCGGGAACCGGGGCAAATTCTCCATTCGGGGCAGGCGGCCCAAATGCCGTCGGCACTCAATCAGGCACCACGGGCAGCGGATATGGGGCGGGCGGCGGCGGCGCTGGCGCGTTAGCGTCGCAATCAGCTCAGGCGGGCGCGGCCGGTCAAGCAGGGGCGATCATTGTTTATGAATATCAATAGCAGCCCCATTTTCTGACCATGGGAGCCGGAGCTTACTCAGAGACTTCCCTAGCCGAATAAACGGCCTCTCGATCATTGCAAAGGTCATTGATGCAATGATGCATAGAACTGTTCCGCAGAGCAGGAGCGAGGCCCAATAGTGTGTGGGCGAGATAATTGCCCACGCCTTGAACGGCTCCTGCCAGAATAAGACCGTCATCGGGATACCCTGAAGCAGGTAAATGCCATAGCTGATGTGCCCCATACGTTGTGCTGACCTAAGTCGCAGTAGGCCAAACAGGTCGGCGCCGCTGCAGATCAAATAGAATGCAGTCCCGGTAAGGGTTATCTGCAGCACACCCGCGTGCGTCTTAGCGAACGAAAACATCGCAGCCAATGCGGCGAGCGCGATAATCGACATCGTGTGGACGTTGAGCCGCGGCGCGAATCCCTCATGCAACAGCGACGCCGTCGCTATCCCGCAGAAGAACGCTGCAGGCAGGCACCACAGATCAGACTGCGTTGTGAGGATGATCGCGAATGACGCGGCCAGTCCGACAAGCGCGAATACCATGTGCATTCCTGACCTGACGAACGTCGCAGTCACGACCAACGAGAAGTAGAACCACCATTCGTATTTGATGCTCCAGGTGACGCCCATTAAAATGAAAATCGTCCACGGGAATGCATTGATCGGCTGCATGTCATCGTTCAAGCCAAGTGCGAGCCAGCGGCCCATGTTCGGCACGAAGTTGTCCAGCGGCTCGCGCAGCTCAAACCCGGATCGCCAGAAGACAATGATGGCCATCGCCACAACGGCGACGATGTACAGCGGACCTATCCTGAAAAGTCGACCGATGTAGAGCGCCGCCCAGTCAGGCCGGCCATCTCGCTTCAATAGCCTAGTCCAGAAAAGGAATGCCGTGATCATGAAGAACAGCATCACGGCAACACCGCCGAGCGGCCGATAGAAAAGGGCGTCCCCTGCCATCCACTTTCCGACCGTCACATAGTTATATTCAATCAGTCCGTGATACAGCATGACCGACAGAGCCAGAAATCCGCGCAATCCGTCGATGGTTGAAACCCGCCCGAGTGCTGATCCGGTGGCGTCGACGAACCTGAATACTGGCAGCGCAAACAGGCAGCATAGGAAAGCCATGAAGGCGAAGTACGGCGCGATGTTGTAGAGACCCATTGTTATATCTTTTTTAATATTACTTCGGCCAAGTCTACAGGAGGCGTGTAAGGCTTTCCTTACGATGAACTCGGTTTTTTGAAAGCTGCTCGCCGACGCGGCTGTCAGGAGGCTCCTGCTGGGAGACGGGGAGACGCCAACCAGCGCTGTCACGCGCCGAAAGATGGCGCCAGTTTTGTCGCTAAGCGCACCACAGCGAAATTCAACTGTTAGTCATGTAGCGCTGCTACGGGCGCGCCAGAAAATCTGCCCATTCCTGCATCATTTTGCGGCGCTCCGGGAGGTATTCGGCATGCACATAGGCTGCTGTGACCTGGTTTCGCTCCGCGTGCGCAAGCTGCCGGTCGACGACGTCGCGGCTATAGCCGCGCTCGCGCAGGACGGTTGCGGCAAGCCCGCGAAATCCGTGGCCGGTCATGCGTGACTTGTATCCCATGCGGTACAGAGCAAACAGCATGGTGTTGTTCGAAATCGGGCCGCGAGTGCGCCCCTGAATGCTGAAGAACACGTGCTTTTCTGCGCCATTCAGCTTTCTGAGTTCGCCGAGGACTTCTAGCGCCTGTCTGGAAAGCGGCACGATGTGTGGGTCGCGCATCTTCATCCGCTCCGCCGGAATCCGCCATTCGGCCGCCCGTTCATCGATCTCGGTCCATTCCGCATTAATCATTTCTGTCGTGCGCACGAATGTCAGAGCCATAAAGCGGAGAGCCAGCCGGGTCACCAGATCTCCCTGGTAGGCAGAAATGTCCCGCATAAGTTGCGGAATCTCGACCGGTTTGACTCGCGCCATGTGCCGCACGCCTGGACCTTTTTTCAAAACTGTTTCGACGTCGATGTCGGCGGCCGGATTGCGTGTGCAGCGTCCAGTCATGATTCCGTACTGGAAGACTGCCCGAGATCGTTGCAAGACCCGCTTGGCCGTCTCCCGCACCCCGCGAGCCTCGATCGCGCGGATGATTTCCAGCATGTGGGGCGCCTCAATGTCCGCGATTGGCTTGGCCCCAATTTTCGGGAAGGCGTCCACCTCCAGCGACTTGATCAGCTTGCCGGCGTAGACATCGGTCCAGCCGCCTTTCTGCGATGCAAACCACTCGCGTGCAACGATTTCGAAGGTTGATGCCGCCACGAGAGCACGCACGCGCTTGACCTCGTGTTTGTGGGCGGACGGATCGATGCCAGTGCTTAACTGCTTGCGCGCGGCGAGACAGGCGTCACGAGCCTCGGCCAGAGTCACCTCGGGATAGACGCCGAATGAGGCGACTTTCTCTTTGCCGTCAAATCGGTACTTCATCCGCCAGTAGCGTGCCCCGTTCGGCATGACCTGGAGATAGAGTCCCTTGCCGTCGGCAAGCTTGTACGGACGGTCGGAACCTTTGGCTCGTCGGACTTGCAACTCAGTCAGCGGTACGATCTGTTTAGGCAT